AAAGGACGAGATCATCGCGTGGCTGAACCCGGACATCGGGCTGTGCGACCTGATTCTCGACAAGGAGCCGAACCGCGTCTACCGGGCGCGTCTCGAGAGCGGATTCTCGTTCGACAAGGTTGTCCGCAACTCCTGCACCTTCGACCTGACGTTCCTCTGTCCAGATCCATACGCCTATGCGGAGAACGACGAGACGTTCGAGATTACCGAGGCCGGGACATTCTCGCTGAACCGGACGCTCGGCAATGCCGACTCCCTGCCGGTCTATTCCCTTGTGGCAGATCTTGCTAAGGACAAGAACGCGGTTATTACTACTAACGACAAGAGTCTCCAGATTGACGGCGTTCTCGCAGAGAATGAAATTCTGGTGATTGACTCCTCGCTCATGACGGCAAAGGTCACGGACTCTAACGGCAATGCGCTCCGCAACGGCCTTCCTCTTCTGGAGAGTCTTGACTTTCCGGCGCTCAAGGTCGGTGCGAATACAGTCACGATCGAAGCAGACAGCACCACGGAGATGACGGTTCAGACGCTGAATACGCAGGACAAGTTCACTGGGCAGGTTCCTGCTTCATGGGGAGCGGATGGTCTGTGGCGGTTCAACGAATCCGCGCCGGATTCCGACACATGCCTTGCCGACTCCTCCGGGAAGAACCGGAAAGCATCCATCAACAAATGGAGCGGGACAACGGCTTCTCTGCAGGCGGGACATCTCGGGCGTTCCTTCCGCATGAACATCAACAACCCGTCGACCGAACAGACTTACCTGAAAGCCAGCAATGACGGGACGATGTTCTCGAATATCGGCAAGACAATCGTAGTCGGCGGCTGGTTCATGCCCACGACATACTCGGTCGGGAACACCTTCTGCCCGCTGCTTAACACCCGTCAGGGAACCGGCAACCCGATATTCTACCTGTCGCTCCATTCCGGCAAGCCGCGGCTGATGCTGTACAACTCGTCCGGCACGCTGATCCTCGATCAGGATTTCACGCCGAGTTTCACACTGACCAACGGCCTGTGGTATTTCATCGCGGCGGTCATAAAGCCTGACGACCATACGGCGCAGTATGTCCTCGGCAGCAGAAGCTCCGGCGAAGTATGGATATCTGACGCGGTCGGCTTCACGGGCGAACTCAACCGCTCCTGCACGGCAGACCTTATCTGGGGCATGCACGCGGAATCCTACTGGTATGCTGGCAACTTCGACGACTGGTTTCTGAACTGTGACTCCTCCCTGACAGCGGACGACATCGCGCTCTGGTTTCAGGAATCCTTGACCTGCAACGCGGCGGATTCTACAGCGGATGTGGACGGGCTGACGACCGCAGATGCCGTCACGCTCAAGGCGACAAGCGGAGCCTACGCTTCAAGCGGCTACCTCACAACCGCCGCTGTGGAATACGGAATAACCGGAAAATGCTATGTTGCCCTTACTGCCGATACGCCGACAGGCACAAGTATCTCCATCGAAACTTCCACTTCGGATGATTTATCGACATGGAGCGACTGGGCGGCTCCCGGCTCGGACAACACCGTGCAGTCGGATTCCGCGAAGTACATCAAATTCAGAGTGACGCTGACGACAACGGATTCATCGGTAACGCCAGCGGTAAGAAGCATCGCGCTTTCGACGCCCGGCGAATCCGCGTTCAGGAAATTGACCATTCAGGCCCGCAGCAGATGGAGGTGATTTCATGGCTGCCGAGAAGAAATTACTGGCCGTTCTCGATCTGAACGGCGAACAGGAAGCCGTACTCGAAAACGCCTACGACGTGATCATCACCGGCGAGATAAACGGAATCGACACCTTGGAATTCAACCTTCCATTCCGGGATGAAAAGCGCAAATACCTCGAGAACGAGAAGCAGGTCAAAGTCGGCGACGACGCATACAGAATCAGAACGATTACGGACGAGAAGAACGAGCAAGGCACAGCCATTACCTCGGTTTACGCCGAGGCCGCTTTCTATGACCTTGGATTCTCTACGAAGAAAGCCGAGATCACATTTAACGCGGACACCGCCGGCGTGCCGATGGCGTACGCTCTGCAGGATACCGGATGGACGGTCGGAACCGTCAACAAGCGCACGAAACGCACCTGGACCTGTCAGGAGAAAAACGCGCTGGCTATTCTGCGCAAGGTGCAGGACCTCCACGGCGGCGATCTGATCTTCGACAACGCGAATAAGACCGTGAGCCTGCTGACATTCAGCGGCACGGATTCCGGCGCGCTGTTCTGCTACAAGAAGAACATGAAATCCATCAAGCGCGTCATCGATACGCAGAGCCTCATCACCCGGCTCTACGCCTACGGCAAGGACGGCATGACGTTCGCGTCCATCAACGATGGCAAGGAATACGTCGAGGACACAACTTATACGAACGAAATCCGTGTATCGACGCTCGACTGCTCGAATTTCACCAATCCGTATCAGATGCTCGAATACACCGAGATGCGTCTCGCCGATTACGCAGCGCCGAGGATTTCCTATGTGCTGAACGCAATGGATCTGTCCGTGCTGACAGGCTACGAGCATGAGTCGTGGAAGCTCGGCGACATCGTGACCGTCAGGGACGACGAGCTGAACATCAGCGTCAAAACCAGAATCGTACGCCGAGAATACAATCTGCTCGAGCCGTGGAATACCGTTCTGGAGCTTTCCACTACACTCCGGGAACTCGGCGACTCCTCGTCGCAGTGGGACGCCGCCGCCGACATGCTGTCCGGCGCGGATCTGGTGGACAGTCAGGAAATGAAAGACCTCGTGCCGTTCAATCACCTCAAAAATTCGAGGGCGGATTCCGGGCTCAACTACTGGGAGAATTCCGGCTTTGAGGTCGACTCTGAGAACGGCGTGTCCGGCACAGCGTCATTCAAATGCGAAGGAGCGCTGAACACAACGAAAAGCCTGACACAGACCGTCACTCCGGCGAACCGCGACAGCTATACCTTCTCCTGCCAGATAGCTTCGGAAGACCTGAAAATGGGCGACAACGGGCAGGTAGGCGTGGAGGTTACGTTCGAGTACGAGGACGGAACTACGGAGACGCGGTTCATCGACCTGATTTAAGGAGGCGGCTATGGCGAGTTTTACACATGTCGGACAGGCAGTCTCCCCGCAGAACGGGCGCGTGAAGAAAATCCGCATCCGCGTCTGCGTGACCGACTGCACAGGCACAATCTATATCACGGACATGTTCCTTCAGGGCGGCTCCATCGCGACCGGCTGGGTGGGACACGTCAGCGAGATTCAATGGACACAGGACGGTGACTGATATGCCGATATTCACGAGATTCACCGAGACGATCGACAAGAAAGAGAAAAAACGGATCGTGAGCGTCACTGTCAAGCCTGTGGTGACGGACTGCACGGGAACCATCTGGTTCACCGACCTCATGCTGCAGGAAGGCGCGATGCTTTCCGGATACGTCATCAATACTGAGACGGCGCAGAAGAAGTACGCGACTGGCGACGAGTACGCCGTATCTGGTAAACGCTTCTTCAACGGCGTTGTCCGAGGGAGCGCGATCTGCATCGTCTTCAATCTTGGCAAAACCTCTACCGGACTTGACTGGAAGGTTTATCCGAATCAGAACATGAGAGCAGGCAGCGTTTCACTTGCCCTCGGTGCCGGAGCGCACAAGGCGACGTTCACGGAATCGGCGAACGCCGGTGATGAACTGGCACTTCTCTCCTCGACACGGCAGTGCCTGAAAAATGGCTTGGCGACTGACAAGGAGGGATTCTTCCAGTACTCCGCAGCCGGAGACAGCAAGCACCTGGTCACTGTCGAGGAGAAGAAATCGGCGAGGCTTTACGTGGAGTTTCAGGAGACGGAGGATGGTGATGTGACATGAGCTTGGATGTTCTCAAAGGCCGCAAGTGCATGGTCTGGACGTTCATGGGGAACACCCGGATGTACACCGCACTGAAGAATTACGGAGACCGCCTCTCGCAGGTAGGTCTCTTTTCTTTTAAGGTCGACGCGACCGGGACGATAACGGAATCCGGCGTGGTCATCAGCGACATGCTGACCTATATCAACAAGTACCCGCACATCACGTGGCTGCTGACTGTCCGCAATGACGGAGCCTCGAGCGTGTTCAAGGCTCTGCGGGAGAATACCGACGGAGCGCAGGACACGTTCCTCACCGAGCTTGTGCGGATCATGGAGAAGTATCCGTGGTGCGCGGGCGTCGACATCGACCTCGAACGCGGCGGCGATTACTCCACGCACGCCAAATCGACCGCAATGTTCCGCAACATCTGGAACGCGGTCAAGAATTACGACAGCGCGAAGAAGGTAAACATCTGCCTGCCCGGCATGAACGCGGTGAATGGCTCCGTCGGCGGCGAGAACTGGTGCGTATACGCTGACCTGAACGCGTATTGCGATACTGCGGCCATCATGAGCTATGGGATGGCATGGGCTGGGAGCGCTCCGGGACCGGTCTCTCCGAAGGACTGGCTTGACGGCATCTATGACTACGCGGTCAAGGTGATGACGCCGGAGAAGGTGTTCATGGGCCTTCCCGCGTATGGATGGAACTGGCAGATCTACGATACGCCGGAGAACCTCGGCAAAACCTATCGCGGTACGTCGAACACCTATTACGCGGCCAAGAACTGGATGACGGGCAAGTACAACTTCACGGACGATAAACCGCCGCAGCCGTTCATCCCGATCCTCGCTTACTGGGACGACTACAACAAGGTGCCGTACGCTTTCCCGCAGGTCTACGACTTCGCCGAAGGCCAGGATGCAAGCAGCTACGATTACCCGCTGATGACCGGAACCTACAACCGGCGCAGGTACCTCACCGCTTACAGCAAAACGCAGAAGACCTCGTTCGGAACCATCTACGTGGATCATGACGGAACGCCGGACAGCTATACCGGCATCGTGTCCTCGGAGAACGGGATCGCGGTCATGGGCGACGCGGGAGAAGCAACATATTCCTTCACGATAAGTTCTGCCGGGACTTATGACATTGCCGTCCGGCTTTGCTATCCCTTCTGGGACAAGAACGGCATATACGTCAGCATTGACGGGACGCAGAAGCATTTCACGGAGTCGCGGCTCTGGTGGCCGTACTGGCGAAGCACCTTCTGGGCTTCACTCGCGGACGGCATCAGCCTGTCAGCCGGAACGCACACCATCACGGTATCGGTCGACGTAAAGGGAGTGCAGTTCTACGGGTTCCGCGTCTGCTCGGCGTTCAGCGAGGAACCGTCCGCAGGCTCGGCAAGTTTCACGCTGTCTCCGCGACACTTCATCGACTTGGACGGGAACGAATGCCAGCCGGACAAGGGCTTCAAACTCACCTGCGAAATGCTCAGAAGGAAACCGGACTCCGCGCTCATCTGGTACGAGGATTTCGAGGACTACGGCATGCTCGAAACGAACTACTGGCAGACCATTTCCGGCTCATGGAAGATCTGGCGGTCGGATGAATATTCCGAATCCCGCGTCTATTCGCAGCTCGACGGCAGCGGTCAGTTCGCATGGAACTATGACGGATTCAAGGACGTCCACCTCCGGGCGCGTCTTGCGTTCCCTGCGGGAAGCACCGGCAAGGCGGGCGTCTTCTGCGGCAGCCTTTTCTGCTGCCTGAACTACGATTCTCAGGCCGTGGAGCTGTGGAACGGCAGTACAAAGCTCGGCAGCTACTCGCAGTCGATTCAACAGACACCAGCATCGGATATTCGCACTGATCCGACCACCTACACCATCGAGATGCGGATCAGAGGCAGCACCGTGCGCGTCTATTCCGGCGCGTCCAACACGCTGCGGTTCACGGCGACGATCAACGGATTTTCCGGAGGAACCGCCGGATACCAGTCCGACAACCGCACCATCTGCGAGCTGCTCCGCATGGGGGACGCATGGACATACGAGCCATACGAACGGTTCGACGTAACCTTCCCGGACGGCAGCATTACGCAGTACGGCAGGATCAGCCGCTCGAACTGCACATGGGACGACGAGTTCCAGGTATTCACGCTGACAAGCGATGTTGAGGAATCGGCGACTCGGTCTGAATCCATCTCGATGGACTACGAGTTCTACCACTCGGCGCAGCTCGATCTCGAATGCGGGAACGACTACACCGTGACGATCACGCCGAAGGACATCGACATCTGGATCTCGCGCCTGTTCCTCGGCGACGCCGACGGCTTCTCGATTCTCTACTATCAGGACGTGGATTCGCTCGTCTACTGGGCGAACCAGGCCGCGTACCACTGGGGACTCCGAGGCATCGCGATCTGGTCGCTCGGGCAGGAGGATTTAAGACTCTGGGAGGCATTGCCGAAGCAGATCGACACCTCATAACTTCATAAATCACGCAGTTAATCAGGGCTGTCAGCACACCGCTGACGGCCTTTCATTTTGCTCAAAATCAAAGGAGGGACATTTTGATGAAGGAATTCTGGAACACCATACAGGTCATTTTCGCGGCCATCGGCGGATG